GGGAAGTAATGACTGAACTAAATGAAATGAAAGCAAGTCCTAAATGGGTAAGTGGTAAACTTTTTGAGATATACCATTTTTCAGATATGACATTAGATGAAGTAGCAAAGGATGTAGGTATCAGTAAAGCAACTTGTTTCCTACACGTTAAAAAAACAAAAACATTCTTAAAAACTAAAATACAAAACCCATTCAATGAATAAAGACCAGAGATATCTAAAAGAAGATGGTGAAGTTAGTAAAAGTGGTAAAACCATCGTTCGTACCTCAAAGAGTGGTAGAAAGTATTATCATAATCCTACAAAGTATAAAGAAACTAAAGAAGAAATAAATAAGAAATTACAAGAAGAAGGAAAACTACTAAGAGGTGAATATGATAACCAAAGAGTTAAACCAATATGTACTGATAAGAAATCCGATGCGTATATGAGATACTTCGAAATCAAATCCCAAATACGAGGAGAATATCCAACGTGGGTAAGAATGAGTAGAGAAGAACATAGAGAGTATTTCAGTAGAGTATTAGAGTTAATGGCAGGAGAAGATTACAAAGAGTGGAGATGGGAAAGTAGAACCTTTAGAGAAAGAGAAAAAGATAATTGGTGGGAAGAAAAGAATGAAAAAGATAAAATGTACGATGGTCATGGAGATGAGTACTAATGAATTATAGAATGAGAACAAAAAACGTAATACATACGATATACATTTTAATTTTAAATACCTTAGTTCTATTAGGATTACTATGGGTATGTATTGCGTTATCCTTTGATTTGGTAATGATTTATTTACACTTCTTTAATCCCGAACTCCAATCACATCTCTTAAATAGAATGAATATTTAATATATCTATATATCTGTATATATTAATACATCGATTACAAACCCAATTGCGTTTGTTAAATCTATAATAAAGTAATATAATTTATTATGCCATTCGAAAAAAATCATAAGTTATCAAAGGGAAGACCATCCGGTGTGCCTAATAGAACTACCGAACAAGCAAAGGTAACTATTCAACGTGCAGTGAATGGAATCCTCGATACTATGCAATCTGATTTGCAAGAGATAAAGAAGAGAGACCCCATTAGGGCAATGGAACTAGCAATTAAGTTGTTAGAGTATTCTATCCCTAAATTAAAATCAGTAGATTTAAAAGGTTCAATGGATATCAAACAACAAATACAACAAATCTCAATACACGTATTAGATGGAACTGCAGATAAAGACAAGTAAGACGTATAAGGATATAGATAAATCCAGAAAGATATGCATCTTACAAGGTGGTACTCGTAGTGGTAAATCACACTCTGCATTACAATGGTTATTAGTTCAGGCACTATCTAATCCCTCTACAATCATCTCTATTGTCCGTAAATCATTTCCATCGATGAGAGTATCCATCTTGCGTGATTTCACTACCATACTGAAAGATATGGGTATATGGGAAGAAGATAGATGGAGTGCAACAGAACACATCTATACCTTTGAGAATGATAGTATGATTGAGTTCATGTCTATTGATAACGCAGAGAAAAGAAAAGGAACGAGCAGAGATTACTTATTCTGTGATGAGGTAAACGAATTGAGTAGAGAAGATTACTTTCAATTATTCATTAGAACTCGTAAGAAAACCATCATTGCGTATAACCCATCCTTTGGTACAAACAATTATATCTTCAATGAGATTCAAACACATCCCGAGAGTGATTTGTACATATCTACATTCAAAGATAATCCTTTCTTAGAGGAATCTATCGTTGAAGAGATTGAACGTCTTAAAACAACTAATCCAGAGTATTACAAGATATATGGTTTAGGATTACCTGGCAATAACATTGGTACAATCTTTACCATAAGTGTCATAGATGAAATACCAGAAGAGGCAGAGTTAGTTGCATTCGGTATGGATTATGGATTTAGTATTGACCCTACTACCTTTATGTGTGTTGCAAAGTGGGATAATAACCTTTACATAGATGAGATGTTGTATAAGACAGGAATGGTAACTGGCGATATCGTAAACTTTTTAAAAGGATTAGATATTGGTCGAGCAGAGATATGGGGAGATTCCGCGGAAGGAAGATTGATAGAAGAGATTTATCGTAGTGGATTTAATATCAAACCCGTAAGGAAAGGTAAGGATTCTATTAAGTTAGGAATTGATTTAATGATGAACTATCGATTACACGTCACTAAACGTTCTAAGAACTGCATCAGAGAGTTTTCTGAATACATTTGGATGGTTGATAAGAACGGAAACTTTGAGAACGTTCCTGTGGATTATTCGAACCATACCATCGATGCAGTGAGGTATGTAGTAATGGAAAGATTAAACGCAAAGAAAATAAACGCAGGGAAATATACCCTATCAATAAGATAATATGAAATACACCGAAGAACAGGTTGAAGCATTGGCATGGAAGGTTCATCGATTACAAGAAGAGATTGCTGGGTTAAAGTATGAAGGAATTGTTTTACAATCTCGCATACAAATCGAAAGAGGTAAGAATGTAGAACTCACTGCAATGGTGGGACACTTATCCAAAGAACTAAGAATGAGAGATGGTAAATATAATATAATTGATATAAATTATGACAAAGAAGACTAAGAAAGTAGAAATCGAAATTGTAGTACCGAATGATTATTCAGGCATTACCCTAAGACAGTATCTAAACTTACAAAAGGATATAGAGTTATACAAAGAAGATGAAGAGGCAATGAACGCTGCACTCTTCTATCACATTTGTGGCATTGACCCAAAAGTATTACATCAGTTAGATAGAGAAGTGTTTACAAAAGTGAAATCACAATTGTATTCATTCTTAGGTAACATTAACTTTCTCCTGCAAAGAAACATTACCTTTGAAGGAGTAAAGTACGGATTCGAACCTAATCTCTCTAAGATGTCTTATGGTGCGTATTTAGATTTAACTAAGTTCCCTACTATGGGGATAGATGAACATTGGCCAAAGATACTTTCTATTCTATATCGTCCTATTGAAAGAGAAACAGGTGCGTTGTATTCTATCTCTGAATATAAGGGATGGAAAGAATGGGAAACCGAAAAGTGGTTAGATGTGAATATGGATTTCCATTTTGGTTGTTTTTTTTTCTTCAATCGTTTATACAAGGACTTAAGCCTCGGTATCCTGAACTCTTTGAAGGAGACGGAGGGGATTCCACCCAGCATCAAGTCAATTTTGGAAAAAAGTGGGGAGGGTATCAATCAATTGCTCTTATTGCAGGGGAAGACCTACTAAAGTTTGATGAAGTAATTAAACGTCCATTAGAAGAATGTTTATTATTCCTTGCGTACTTAAATGATAAACAAACCCTACAAAATCTAATGCATAAACAGGCGATGGCTAAAATAAATTAATTTCCATTTGTTATATTAGGAAAGAATATTCTAATGTCCGTATCACGTTTACTAAGAAAATATAAAGACACAGGCATCTATATCGGTCCCACGTTGGGGTTATCCTCACCGAAGAACGATAGAAGAGCATGTTTGTGTTTGGATAAGAACACCTATTCACGTAAGTGTTGTAATGGATTACTTATACAACAAGGTATAGGTTCAATTGAATCACCTGCATTAGCGTTAGGTGGATTCTCTAATGGATTTAGTAACGGATTTCAGATATCATAAAAAATATAACACCTTATGGCCCAATTAACTAAACAAGCTCTTATAGTAGAAAACAACCAATCGTTTCCAAACAATAACGCTGGTGCAATTACTCCTACTATCCTTCGTGAATTCAATACGGATATGATTGATTCAACAGTCAATCAAACCGTCTACACCGCGGATTCTGCAAGTTTTAATAATAAAATAAATGCATTACAAAACGATACCGGAAGTTATTTAATAACTGGTAGTGTGAGTGGTTCAACCCTTACTTTTACAAAAGATGATGGTTCTACTTTTTCATTAGGAGTAACTGCATCAGCTGCATCAGTAGCATGGAATGATGTAACGGGTAAACCATCTGGATTAGTTTCAGGTAGTTCACAAGTAGTTAGTATCTTAGACCCACTTAATGCATTCTCTGCATCACAGATAACAAAAGATAGTACACTCGCAACCTATACTGGTTCAGTAGATACAAAGTTTACAACTATCGGTTCACAATCA